ATTGGTGGAATTACAAATTTAAGTCTTGATATGAGAGAAACCTGGTAATGAAAATATTTGCAACAACGTGGGCTACAGGCACAGCATTTATAGTTGGTCAAAGTTGTAATTACAACGGTGTTGCCTATAGATGTACAATTGCTCATACAGCAGGTGCGTCATTTGATAATAGTAAATTTGCCTTATTAGATCCATTAACATTTGATTATTATCACCCAGTGCGTGATAGTTTTTATAGAGAAAATTATTTTGCTGTAGATGTTGTTTACATTGCTTTGCCAGATGAAACAGGAACTATTACAGATGCCAGTTCATTAAGATTATGCAATGGTGGTATCAATGTTACTATTCCTAATGAATTTCAAGTAAACAAAACTTATACAGCGCAAGGAGACTTTATTGGTTTTTCAACAATTACAGAAGAGTTTGATGTTAAGGTGGGCAAATTTTCAATCCATCTTAGCGGCCTTGGTAGCGGAATGGTTGATCGCTTTATTGATCGCAACTTTGAAGGCGCACAGGTACAAATAGGCAAAGTATTTTTAGATTATCAAACACTACAGCCTATCGAACAACGTGCCCACATTGTGTTTGAAGGAATTGTCTATAATGTAAGTATTACTGAAAGTGCTGTGACATGCGACATTACTATTGAATGTTCAACTTTGTGGGCAGACTTTGACAGAAAGAATGGTCGCATGACCAATAACAACAGCAATTGGTTATTTCAAAATGGCAACACCAGTGACACATGTTTTAGTAAATCATCTACAGTGGGCAATCAAGAATTCAAATGGGGTAGAGCATGATAGTACGTAAAATGCTACCTTATGAATTTGATTCAACAATGGTTTGTTTCAACTACTACAGAGATGAGGCCATAGAAGCCTTACCCCGCATAGCAGAGGAGTATGATGAAAACTCTATGATAGAGACCATCCGCCTGTATGCAACAAATTATGAATACGTGTGGTTCAATGCCTATGAAGGACAAAGAATAGTTGGATTTGTAGGTGGCTATCTAAGTCAAAATCCTTGGAATAAGCAATTGGTCACTGCCAATTTAGGATTTATCTTTTTACTTGAAAGCCACAGAACACTAGAAAATTTCAAGATGTTGTTAAATGCTTTTCAAGAATGGGCTCGTACTTGCAACTGCGTGGAAATGACAGCAGGTGACATTGGTATTGACATAGAACGCAGACAGCGTCTTTATGAACACTTTGGCTTTAAGCCTATCCTAATGATGACTAAGGAATTAAACAATGAGTAAGGTCTTCAAAGCCGTTGGTAATGCCGTTGGTGGTGTAGTAAAAGCCGTTGGTTCAGTTGTTAAAGGCGTGGTCAACGCAGTCAGTAGCGTTGTCAGCGGAGTAATAAACTTTGTTGTAAGTCCATTCTTGGGTTTATTTGGCCTTGGTGCTCCTAGTTTGCCTGATACTGCTACCCCTGAGTCAATTAAAGGTGTTTTAGTACAAACACAAGGCAGTGATGTTAATATTCCAGTTGTTTATGGTTATAGAAAAGTAGCAGGCTCAGTTGTATTTGCCGAAACAGGTAGCGATTCAAACAAATATCTCTGGGTTGCTTATGTCATGAGCGAAGGTCCTGTAGAAGGTTTATATGAAGTTTGGATTGATAATACACAATTACCTAGTGCTTTAATACCTGCATTAAATCGCGGTGAGCGTGTAACAGTTACAGGCAAAGATTCAAAAGGTGTTGACTGCAAATTTAACAATCTAACTCAATTACAATTTTGGAATGGCGGCTATTTTAATACTCCAAGTAGTACCAATGTAGGCTCCTCAATTAAGGCAGGCATATTTGCAGGCAGTCCAAGTTTTACCAATACCATGCATTTTAATGGCCTGGCCACAGTATTTGCTCGCTATGAATGGCCTAGCGACACAACCAACAATCCATTTGGCGGCAGTATTCCTAAATTAGAAGTCTGTATGCTAGGACGCAAAGTGGCTAGGCTGACTACAGGCACATCTGAACTTTATGAGCATGGAGACTTTGCCGCTGGTTATACAGAAAGTTATTCAACTAATCCTGCAGAAATATTATTAGATTATTTGAGGCATCCACGTTATGGTAAAGGGCTTGTCAACAATGACATTGATTGGAACAGTTTTAAACGTGCGGCCACAAAATGCAATCAAACAGTAACTTTTATCACAGGTGCAACAGGCCCAATACTAAGACTTGATTATGTTGTTAACACAGGACAAAGCATATTCAATAACTGCAAAGACATGTTGAGTAATTTCCGTGCTTACTTGCCATACAGTCAAGGCGTTTATAAATTAATTATTGAAGACGCTGGTAATCCAACAGACATTACCAGTGGCTCAGCACCAATTGCGGCAACATTTAACAAAGACAATATTGTGGGAGAAGTCTCCTACACAGGCATTGACCGCGCCAGCAAGTATAACTCTGTAACGGTTAATTATTGCGATCCAGGCAATCAATGGAGTAATCAAAGTGTTACCTATCCAGAAACATTTGCAGAACGTCAAGCATTAATCACCGTCGACGGAGGTCGTGAATACACAGGCGAATTTACATTTGCTGGTATTACTAATCCTGGCATAGCCAAAGATTTTGCTAGACTTATCTTAAACAAAAGCCGTTACCAAGACACTATTAGTTTAACAGTAACCAGTCAGGCATTTGAATTAGAACCAGGCGATAACATCTACATTGATGCTAATATTCTTAAGTTTGGTACAGATCCATTGCTAAATGCTGTGCCATGGCGCATTGTTTCAATTAAATTAAACAACAACTACACATTTGCTCTAGGCTGTGTACGCAATCCAGATTTTATCTATCCACATGTACGTCAAGGTGAAATTGACTACAAGTACGCATTGTATGTTCCAAAAGGCGCGACTAGATACTATCCACAAGAGCCTGTAGGCATTCCCGTTGGTTACAATCCGCCCACCAGTGCTCCTACTACAGATAGTGCGGCTCCTCCAGCCAGTTCGGGCACTGGTCAATTAATAGACACCAGCGAATTGTATGATATTAAGATTGTGGTTAAGAGCGGCTTGGTCTATGCAACCATGTCATTTAATCAACCAAATAATAATGCGTATTTGAGTACCATAGTTAGATACAAACAAAATTCCACAGCAGTCACTACTTGGTCTACTTTGGAAGTCACAGATAAACCGGGAGCGAATCTACCCATTGCTATTGAAATTGGTCCACTGACCAATAATAGCCAATATTATCTAACTACACAGGTCAAATATACAACACTAGACCTAAGCACACGTATATCAACATATACTGTTAATGTTGCGGCACAGGTTGGTACGGGCAGTGGTGGTGGTACCGGTGGTACTGGCAGTTCAGGCAGTGGTACAACTCCTATAACTAGTCCAGGTTCCACAGTTAGCAATACAAACAGCAATTATTTCAGTAGTGTAATTATGGCTACTGCCGTTTCCAGCGGTCTTCCTTTCAGCACAAGAACAGTTAACATAACATTACGTCAAGATATGAGTACTGGTGTTAATCCTAATCTAATTGGTGTAGAAGTCTACAGTAAACCTAGTCAAAATCCCAAATGGTACAAGCGTACACTAACACCTACTGTTACTCAAGGTAATGATATTAGTTTTAGCATGACTGTGGGAGACAGGCTGTATCCGCTAGTACCTGGTAGTGGTCCAACTCCATCAGCCGCTGATGATTGGGATTTTATTTTTAGATTTAGTTATAGAGATGGTACAGTTAGTCAATTTCAATATCGTGCTTCCAATTGCAGCGTAGAATACAACGGTTCTAGTTATAGTTTTAATCCGTTAACAACCGGAACCATTGCTAATAAAGAATTAACTTCAAGTTATACTCCGCAGATAGTAGATGCCTCAGACATTACAGAAACTAGAAATCTAAATTTAGGCATTAAATCAATTAGCAATGCCATAAACATTGCCACACAGGCCATTTACTTTGCTTTCAATACACCAAGTTTATTAGATATATTAAATTGGAAAGGTGTAAGACTCTACTGGCATCAAGTAGGTACACCAAACACTTGGAGTAGTGTAGACTACATGCCTGTCAGCGTAGATGTTACAGGTTATTATGTTGGACTAAACATTACCTATAACGTGGCATTTGAATACGTAATTGTGCCGTTGGTAGACTACGGTGGTTCAACTGTTGAAGCCAACCAAGGACGCTACATCAGTGGTGCTATCAATAATACATCAGGTTATGGTGATTGGAGTCCTTATTTGAATATTCAAGGTCTCGAGGCTGTGGCCACTGCCAAGGCACGTATAGGATCAGCACCTGCAGGTACTCCGGTACGTACTACTAAATTTGACAGCATTGACAACACTACATTAGTTACAGGTGGATTTCCATTCAATCCACGACGTGTTCAATTCAGCGTTAAACAATTAGTAGAGGCCAGTCCTAATCCAAGATTGGCAGGAGTTAAGGTTTATTACAAACGAGCCAATGCAGTAAATTATTTTGAAGTAAAATATCCGTTGCCTGGTGGTTATACAGAAGGTTCAACCATAACCTTTAACAGCACACAAACAACCCCAGCCATGGAATTAGGTGCTCCTAACTATCCTGCCGCATTGCCACCAACTGAAGACTATCAAAATTTTGATTTTATCATTCGTTGGTATTACGATGATAACAGCGACAGCGATTTTGAACTTAATTTTACTAATGTTAGAGGTCGTGGCAGTTGCATTGAACGCTGTGCAGGACAGTATCAATTCCGTTTTCTAGGTGCCAGCGGTACTGTACCAGGTGCTAACTGGACCAATGCTAGTAGCATTAATACTGCCAAAACCAATATTACTACAACTACCATTAATAATCAAACTCCAGGTACTGTAGATACAGTTACTGATATTACCAGTAAAATAACTCCATATACTCTAGTGTCTAGTGTAGAAAATGGCACCAACACATTATCATTCTTTGGTAGTACACCTGGCGCTAGTTTGTTGCCTTATTTTAAAAGTTATCGAGTACTGTACAGACAAATTTTAATAGGCACTAATACATTTTATAATACAGCAGATCCTAAAGAGTTCGTACTCAACAATGCTGTAAATTACAATGGAGCATTGGTAACAGACGGCCGCGGTATTAAGATTCCAAACATTCTGTGGGATCAAGAATATGAAATGGCCATAATTCCTCAGGTATGGAATGGAACTTTTATAAGTGATGCAACAGAATGTTTTTATATTCGAGGCAGATTTCACAATAGAACAACTGAAACCACAGGACGTAATCCATATCCAGATATTAGAACAGGAGAAAACTGGTTATCAAGATATCCGGCAGTAAAAACATCTACTGCTACAGCATTAAGTACTCTGTCAAATTATCCTATTAGCGGATTTAACAATAGTGCTGTAACAAGAGTAGTAAGTACAGGCTATAATCTTATAGAACCTGATAGAAAATATTGGAGATTAACTTTTAATATACCTGTGGGTTGCAAATTTAATCTTTACAGACGTAGTGTTTGTCTAGCCACTACAACTGCACGAGCATTTGATCCATCAAGTCTTTGGGGTTATGGACGCTGGGAAAAGATTGAAAGTAACGCTCCTACAAATTGCACTATAGATGCTAGTGGCAATGTGGTCATACATGTTCGTCCAGCAATTAGCGGACTTTATGAATTTTATCGTAGTTTTTATTGGGCTAGTAATAATAATGCAACAACTAATCCTTTATATGATAATCCTTTTAGTACCACCGATACCACTGTTAAACGTTTAGTAGGTGATGTTACAACAGTTGGTTATTATGGTTATCCTATTAGTACAGGAACCATAGGTAGAGAAGCAACACAGTTTATGATTGTAATTACTTTTAATAATGGTGTATCTTTTGTTGAATCAAGCAAGGCTCAACTTTTTACAGCCGCAGATACTGCCAGTAGTTTATATACTGATAATCCTATTGATTATACAACTGCAACCTATAATACCACAGCCAGTGCTACAACTATAAGTCCACTGCCTACAGGCATCGATCTCAGCAGTAGTCATGCAAACATTAACAATATGAAACGTACTGTTAGCGAAGCAAGATCACCAGTTAGTACTACAAATATTAAAATTGGTAATATCAATAGTAGTTACACATTACCTACTGCTACGCCTCCAGTTCAATAAGGATAAAAAATGGCATTAACTCAATCAACTTATAGAATAGATCCAAGAACCGGAGAAGTGTTACCTCAAGGCACTACAACTTGGACTAGTCTTAGCGGTACTACTTGGAATGATTGGACCACTTGGAATAAAAATTACAATAGTCAAATTGTTTATTATTTTGGTCCTGTAGATATCAGTCTACAGCCTAAGAATTTTGTTTTAAGAATTTTTACTGACAGTACTGCTGAAATTAGTTATGAAATCTATACTAGTAACACAGGTGCTTATACAGGTGAAGAAACTAAAACTGTAATAAGCCAAAATCAAACAGGCATTACTGGCTTTTATGGATCAAAAGCAGTAGTGGCTGTTATTGCCAATGCTGTAGCAGGTATTCCTATTATCAACAGCATACGTTATGAATGGTCTACTGTAGGACAACAGCAATTAACATTTAGTAAAATTAATACTAGTACACTTAGTGGTTCTAGTACAGCAAGAACACTAAGTCTAAATGCTAACGTAGGCGGCATTACTCAAGTAAATATTCAACCTTATGAAATTACTGCTTATGCCGTGGACGCTTATGTGACCAATACTCCTACAAGCACTTATCTAATACCCAAGGTTATCAGTAATACCAGCACAACATTAACATTTGCTCTTGTGGGTGTAGACAATCAACCTAGAGATGGTATAGTAGACATTAATTTAGAAACACTTCCTATTCAATATATGGAAGGTAACAATTTATTAAGCAATTAATCGGAGAAATAAATGACATTCCCAACAGTTCCAATTTCAACAGCAAATTTAAACAGTGATGCAGATGATCCAAGTCTAGCCCGCGAAGACCTGCTGCAGGCAGTAGAATCTTTGAATACTATTATGGCTGAAGCCAACACAGCATTTGGTGTTTGTGTTTTAGGCAGTGGTGGTTATATTAATGCGGCACAAATACCAGATAATTTGATTAGCACAACCAGTCTAAGTTTAAGCCCAGCAAATGGACGAGTAAACTTAGATTATGTACTGCGCATGACTAAAATACCAAAAAGCAGTTTAGTATTGCAAACTGACTTGACCGCAGGTGATATTGTGGTTTGCACGGATGCAGACGCAGGCTCTGCCGCAATTTGCTTTTACAATGGAACTGCTTGGAAATACATACCTAATAGCATCCTGGTTAACCTAATTAGTTAAAAATAGGTTTTGATGCCTTAATAACCTCTTGATATTCAAGAGGTTTTTTAACCTCAAAAAACAGAATTTCTCATTTATAGACAGACTAGTACATAGATAGCGGTCTGCCTAGATTAAACCTCAAATAAGACTCATATTTTAAATATGGTATGGATAAAAATCAATTTAGAAGCAGGATAGAAGAACTTGCTGTTATACGAGATCGCAAACCAGCCAAAACTCCTAGTCATAATCGCCTAGCCAAAGAAACCATTATTGACGTGGATGAAGAAGGCAATGAAATTGAATTAGAGCGTGAAATCACAGAAAATGACACATTAGGCTTTGATTTAATTAAAATTAAAGATAGAGTGGCTATATGTGAATTGGGCTGTGGAGAATTGGTCCTTAACCAAGTAATTGAAACCAAATTAGTTGAATACCCAAAAAAGCACTGGCGTACTCGTTGTAAAAATTGTGACTGTTATGTCAGTCCTGACAAAATGGGTTTTATTCGTGGTGGGCCCAGTATTCAAAGTGCATTTCTTCGATACTTTAAACAACAGACACAGAAATAAATCACAAAAGAACGTGTTATCATTGAATAAGAATAAATAAATGTGTTAGAGAGGTCAATGAGTAGCAATTACTTGTTGGTTCCTGTGATTAGTACAAGGCTGTATGCGTCACGTGAATACTTTCCTATCTTCCTTGATTGCCATGTCAATGATTATTCCTATCAAAATCCTCTCTAACACCTAATACCAAAGCCCACTAAACACAGTGGGCTTTTTCTTTTTCCAATTCATTTTTCACCTTGATTTTCCTATGCTATACTAAATAATAGCGATAGGGAAACATTGGCAAAGTTTTAGGCGCATTTAAGGCAAATCCAAATAATATTTTTATACAGCACAAGGTTCACGGGCCGAATGTAATACCGTGGGTGAATCCGTTCTGATGTGTGACGGCAACCAATTCCAATCGCTGTAATTGGGCTTCCAAGCACTACCCCTTTTCGCACAAGGGATGCCTTAAAGAATAGTCTTACTAGTTATAAGTTGAAATAAACTGCACGAATAGACGACGATTTGTTTGGTCGGAATGGTTTAAAGAATCTATGTTATACCGCAAGGTAACAATTCTGTCATGAAACGCACGAGGCACCTGAAAGCGTTTCTTAAAATTCCATGTTGTAGGGTAAGGATGAGAGCCCAGAACAGGAGAACATAGTCATAACAACTGCCGGATCAAAGCGAAGGGTCCAAAATTTTTTAGGCATCCGTTTTACAGGGTGCCGTGTGGCTCAGGGTCCAAGTATCTCTTCAAACAATTTGCTTTTCTACTGGTTAGAAATTTATAATATATCAAGTGAGCCAAAGCGAACTGATATATTATAAATTGATAAGGGCTAACGCAGTTAGTCCTATCAATATAAACTACTAAGGGACATATGATAGATGATCTAATTGATTATATAGAAATAACTGAAATAAGTGAACTTGATCTAAGTGACAAACAATTATGTCTTATTGGAATTCATTTAATTAATCATCTAAGATCTGATCATGAAATACCTGGTAAGATTTATTATCAATTATTGGGTATTTGTGATTGGTTTAAGGAACATCATGATTTGACAGACAAACAAAGAATTTGGATGTTGCACAATCTCAAAAAATACATCGATCAACGAGATTTCTTTTATTAATATATGAACCTACTTACAGAACACATACATGACTTTGCCAAGCAGAATCAAGTAAAACTTTTAGTCTTGTTATTGGAATACGAACATGTTCGTGACCCAGATGTAATACTGCGATTGCTAGATGCACTATCAGTACGTAAGAATTGATCTGTTTCGTTTGATGCCTTATGGACAAGAGGCCAATTGGTTACATCAACAACCTGACTGTGAGTTTCGTGAAGACTATCAGTGCTTTTTTATTTTAAAAGGTTCACGCACTCACACCTTGGCCGCATTAAAATACGGAGACATATTTGAACCCACTTAAACCCAAGGACATCAAGCCATTACGAGAACAAATACTACAAGAACAGCAGGGCTTGTGCGCCATTTGTCATGAATGCATAGAGCCCAATCAAGCAGTTCTGGATCATGATCATGCTACAGGTTATGTCCGTGCTGTACTGCACAGAGGTTGTAATGCATTTATTGGGCATATGGAAAACAACCAAAAGAGAAATCTAATTACTGCCCAAAGACTTCAAACAATCCTAGCCAATTTCCAATTGTACATCAATAGTCACAGACTTATAGTGCATCCTTCGCATAGAACTCCAGAAGAACGCAAGGCTCGTGCAAAAAAACGAGCACGGGCAAAACGGGCTAAAAAAGTCTAAATTTATCCGTTTTTTATTGACTATGATAAATAAATCATATACTATACACATATAGAGGGGGCGAGACTTTTTACGAAAGGAGGAGGTCTCCGGATAAGCCCTCTACAATTAACTAGGCAAATTATGGACATAGATTATGACAAGGCAATCGCGTTACAAGGCTCCTGGGGTTACACCCCAACAACTCCGTTCGTGGATCAACAGGCAAAGGACACTGAAAAATCCCAGCCCATTGTACATAGAATGGTTGAGGCGACAATTTCGTATAACTTGCAAGGTGGACTAAAATGAAAAAACTTTTAATGGCAGCAATTTTTGTATCAACAACAGTATCAGCACAAACCGTTACAACTAGTTCAGGCAGTTATTTGGTACAACAGTCTGGGTCAACAACTTATGTTACTCAAACTTCCAGCGGATCTAATTTCAATTCTGGAGTCAATGTTGCTGTACCTGTTACAGTAAATCCCATTACTGGTATTGGTATGATTCATGGACCAAATGGCTCTAGTGCTGTTATTCGCAGTGGTTCTACAACTACTGTAATTCCATTAAGTGGAGGTGGACGTTAATGTCGGGCGATAAAAAATCAGGAAAAGTATATCCACATATTTGGATTGTAGGTCCTGATCCATTAAAACATGAAATTCATCAAAATTATCTTAAAGCCAAAGCACAGGCCATGTTTCGTAAAGAAGGTTGGAAATTTACTATCGATGAATTTTTTTCCATGTGGCAAAATGATTGGTCCAATAGAGGCCGCGGGTCAGATAATGTTTGCATGACACGTCGTGATCCAAATAAACCTTGGAGTAAAGAAAATTGTTACATTATTACTCGACGAGAGCATTTAGCAGAACAAGGTCGGCAACGTTCTGCAAAAAATATGCGCTATAAAACAGGCAAAACATCTAAACCCAAATACTATAAAATGAGAATAGATTTATGAATGAAATTAGATATACGGCCCGTGGTTTTACACAAAGCAATAATGAATATGTTACCATAGATGCAGACGACATGTCTCGTTTGCTTAATCAAGCCATTAAGACATTGGCTACTTTTGCAGAATTAACAGCAACCAGTGAAGGTTCACGTACACTAATGAACCGCAATAGAGAACTATATGGAAAAAGAGGAAAAACAGATATCGCCCCAGGCCGTGAAAATACTATAATGAGTGTAATAGGTGGTTTTGTTCGTAATTATATGACCAAACAGGACGCATTTAAAAATGATATTAGCCTAAATCAATTACCCTATCTAGCACAGGCATTAAATGAATACGGAAAAGAACTTGGTTATGAACCCATAGTTTTTCGTAATCAATTATTTGACTTTGGAAAATAATATGTCAAAAAGAAATCCATTTGGACAAAATTTTAATCCTTATGATGCATTGATAGAACTTAATGAACGATTAAGCAATTTAGAACAGGTGCATAATCAACTGGCTCATGATTATTTAAAAACACAGCAAGAATTGACCATAGCATTAGAATGTCTTAATACATTACAAAAAGGTCATCTAGCATTGAGTAATACTGTTACTTCGGGCCTCATGGATAAATTTGATATAGACCCTAGTGAAATATATGGAAATAAAAGTTCTAGGTAAATAATACATTGAGGGACGACAATGCCTAAACCAGCCGTAACATTACGCAACACCAAGGGATCTGCCCTAACCTATACAGAGTTAGATACTAACTTTGAAAATCTACGTGATGCAACATTAACTGTAAGTGATGGCACCAACAGCAAAGCCCTCAATCTTAATGACACACTTCAGTTTACAGCCGCTGGCACAGTAACTATTGGTGTTAATTCATCTACAGGTGTTGTTACAATTACTGGTACAGGCGCAGGCACAGTCAATACAGGCGCCGCCAACGCACTAGCCTATTATCCCAGCGCAGGATCTACAGTAGATGACACACGTTTAACTTACAGTTATAACAGTGGTGGACAAGTTATAACAATTGATGCTGGCACTGATACACTAAAATTATCTGGCACAGCATTGATATTAGATGCTGGAGGAACAGTAAGTAGCAGCACCAATGTGCAAATAGAATATGGTGGTTTAAATACAACAGACACTAGTAATTTTCAAGTAGATCCTGGAAAATCAAATATTATCGGATCAACAAGCGGCGGAGCACAAAGTTATGCTAATAATGCCAGCGTAGATTTTAGTAGTTTTAGTGGAGTTATTGTAGTAAACCGCCAAGACGCAGGTTCAGGTAATGTAGCATTATGGATTTGCGGTGGTGGAGCAGTTTTAAAATTAGGCGATAGCCACAGCAATACTAGTGGTGTAATAACTTACCAAGCAGGTATCAATGGCTATCGTTGGACCAACAATACAGGCGGCACAATTACTGTCAATTTCTTTAGTATAAAGACTAGAGGTGGCGCATAACTTTTTCTGTCTTTTTTTAGGGTTTTTTAGGGTTTGCACTAAATAATAGTGCGATTCGCAGATCATAAAACCTTAAGGAGACAATTATGACAGCAGCCAGTAATTATTTAGAGAACAAGGTTCTTGACCACGTTCTAACAGCAACATCATACACAGCACCAAGCACACGTTACCTAGCATTGTTTAACAACACTTCAGGCAACGCAGCCGCTAACCTAGAAGCAGGTACACTAACTGATGAAATTTCAACATCAGGTACAGCATATAGCCGCAAGACTGTAACATTTGCAGCCGCTTCAAGTGGTACAAGTGCAACTAACGCAACTGTAACTTTTGATGCCGCAACAGCATCATGGGGTACTGTAACTCACGTGGCAGTTATGGACGGTGGTACAGCAGGTGCAGGCAACGTATTGTTCTGGGGTGCCGTAACAACAAGTAAAACTATTGATACTGGTGATACTTTCCAAGTTACTTCAGGCAACTTAACAATTAGCCTAGCCTAAACTAAAGTATAGGTCTAACAAGGGGAGTTTGCTCCCCTTTTAGGCTGACAAAATACCCAGCACTAAAGACTTGGACTCCTTTATTGCTGTAGAACAATAACTCGTGGAGCAAGTCACATTATGCCAACAATCGTAACAAGAGCATCAAAAGGATCCGCACTAACTTGGGCGGAAGGCGATGCCAATATTAATAATCTTAACACAGCCATTGACAACATAGTCAGTGGTACACAGGCAGTAGGATTAGCCACTAACGCTGACAACATTGACATTGCCTCAACAGATGGCAATGCCGCAGATACTGCAATGAGCGTGGTATTAGTGGCTAATCAAGCCACAGGTAATCAAGCACCGCACATTGATGCTGGACTTACCTATAATGCATCAACTAATGCTTTAACAGCCACAACATTTGTTGGAGCATTAACAGGTAATGCTGATACTGCTACTACTGCAACAACAGCCACAGGCGCTACTAATATTAATATTAGCACTATTACTGGAAATACTAGTGATACAACATTGTATCCAGTTATGGTTGGTGCTTCCTCTACAGGTAATCAATTGCCTCACATTGATAGTGTCTTAGTTTATAATGCATCAACTGATACATTAACAGCCACAACATTTAGTGGTGCATTAAGTGGTAATGCTACAACGGCTACAACAGCCACTACCGCAACAAATGTTACTGTTACTCAATCATCTACTAATGCTACATATTATCCTTTAATGTCTACTACTAGTGGTACTGGTGATAAAGCACCAGTATTAGGCACTAACTTTACAATGAATCCCTCAACAGGAGCATTGACAGCAGTATCAATTACTGCCAGTGGTAGCATTGTTCCTAACAGCACAGGTGGTGCTAATATCAATTTTGGAACAAGCACTCTTACAGCCAGTGCTTGGACTACATTAGGTATTAGTATGCGTCAACAGGCTCGTAACTACACTGACAGCAGTTCAACAGGCACAGTGGCAGTTAGTGCAATTAACGGATTTGGTATTCCAACCATTGGCTCTTCAAATGCTATAACAGTCACTGAAGCCGCAACATTTTATGTTCAACCACCTGCCGCAGGCACTAACACAACTATTACTACATCCTATGGTTTAATTAGCACAGGTAGAATTAAAGCCAGTGATTTTGTAGGAACAATAGGTGCAACATCAGCATCAACAGGCGCATTCACTACATTAAGTGCAAGTAGTACAGTAAGCGGTACTGGATTTTCAAACTATCTAGCAAGTCCTCCAGCAATTGGTGGCACAGCCGCAGCGGCCGGAACTTTTACAACTTTAACTGCCAATACTAGTGCAACATTAAAAGCCATTAGTGAAGGCGCTATTTTTGCATTAGGTACTACAGGTGGCACTATTGCACCAAACGTAGCCAACGGTAACGTTCAAAGCATTACACTTAATGCCGCATTGACTATTAATGGATTTACTAGCCCAGTTGCTGGTCAAACTCTAACATTGATTATTACAGGCGGTACTGCTTATACATCAATTACTAGTACAATGAAATTTGCAGGTGGTATTAAAACATTAACAGCCACAGCAGGATGTATTGATATACTAACAGTCTATTATGATGGTACAAACTATTGGGCTAGTTTAGGTAAGGATTTTAAATAATGCCAATTGGATCTTTTAAATTAAATTCAATTGCTCGAGTATTATCTTCTGGTGCAACTTATATAAGTGCCACTGGAGGTACTGTATCCTATTTTCAGTCTGGTAGCAATTATTATAAAGTCCATAGTTTTACAACAGTTGGCAATAATAATTTTGTAGTTACTACAGGCGGCACAGGAGTTGACGCAGAACTTGTAGGTGGAGGTGGCGGATCGGGTAGTAATGCCAGCGGAGGATCTAGTGGTGGTTCTGGAGGTGGTGGTGGCGGACAAATCACTACTTTAACCAATCAAACAGTTACCGCACAAACCTATACAGTTACAGTTGGTGGAGGTGGATCAGCAGGTAATACTGGTACCGGTGGAGGTACTGGGGGTTCATCGTCAGTATTTGGAACAACTGTTGTAGGAGGTGGCGGTAGTCCAGGAAGTAGTACTACAACAACTACTGCTGCAGGAGCCGCAGGTGGAGGTGGCGGAAGTTTCTATCCTGGTGGCGTTGTTAAAACAAGAGGCACTGGAACACAAAACGGTGGTACAGCACAAAACGGTGGTACAGGATCTACACAAGGTGGTGGTGGTGGCGGATCTAACGCGGCAGTAGGCGGTAACAGTTCTGGTGGTATTGGCGGAGCAGGTGGTGCTGCCACAGTAAGTACATTTACAGGATCTAGCGTATCTTTGGGAGGTGGTGGTGGTGGTGGGGCACAAAGTTCTGGAACCAATGCTGCTTCAGGTCCAGGTCGCGGAGCACAAGGTGCTTATAGTACTACCGTTGCTTTTAACGGAAATACTGGTACAGATGGTATAGTCAATATTAGGTATTTGTATGACCCAACTGTTTTACAATTTGTAAACTATATTACTAATGTACAGTCAGGAACTACTTCAATAACTATTCCAACTATACAAGCCAATGATATAGTGTTTTTCTTTTCCTATGGAGCAAATATAAACACTACAATTCCAACTGCTATTGCTCCAAGTGGATGGACTAGTATTGCTAACACCAGTGTCAGCGGTACAAACTCTATTAGAACTCAAGTATTTTATAAAGTGATGGCAGGTACTGAATCAGGTACTTCATTAACTTGTATATCAGGCGGTGGCGGCAATCAACATGCATTATTGGTCTATAGA